CTTGTTATGCAACGACTGCATCAGTATGACCCAACTGCAATGATGCTTGAGATGGCGGATAGGGGGGAGACGAAAATCAAGCATCTCTGTTTCCCCGCCGTTCTTACCGAAGATGTAAAACCCTCCACCTGTCGTCAATATTACAAAGATAAACTCTTTGACCCAGTTCGTCTCCCTCAACGAGTTCTCGATGAAGCTGCAATGCAGGGGGAGTATAGTTATGCAGGGCAATTTTTACAGCGACCGGTCCCGATTGGTGGTGGGATGTTCAAGACGGATAATATTATCATTAAAGAGCGTTCCGAACTCCCGAAACGTGATAATCAGTGGGTAAAGAAAGTGCGATACTGGGATAAGGCGGCTACTGAGGGGGGTGGGGCATTTACGGTTGGGTTTTTGTTGGGGAAAGATGAGGATCAGAGATTTTGGATATTGGATGTGTTGCGGGGGAGGTGGGATAGTGCGAAGAGGGAGGGATTGATTAAGAGTCAGGCGTTTGTAGATGGTAAGAGTGTGGTGATTGGGATAGAACAGGAACCTGGGTCTGCCGGTAAAGATTCTGCACAGATGACGGTGGCTAATTTAGCTGGGTTTAGAGTGGTTGTAGATCGTCCAACTGGGAATAAAGAGGAACGAGCTGATCCTTTTTCAACACAGGTGAATGCGGGGAATGTGTATATGTTGAGTGGGTTGTGGAATAGAGCGTGTTTGGATGAACTTGCATTGTTTCCAAACTCTAAATTTAAGGATCAGGTGGATGCGGGGAGTGGGGCGTTCAAGTTATTGACGTTGCCTGTTAAAAATGTTGGTGGTTGGAGAAAACGACGATGAGTTCTGACCGTGTTTTACGTTTATTTTTAAGAAGAACAAGAGCAACTCCTATAGATAAAGATGTTGTTATAAATCGATATCCTGGATTGCTTGATGACGCAAAGGAAGTGCATATTAGTGTAACATTTACTTGGGATATTTCAAGAGCAAAAAAGTTAGCTTCTGTGTGGGAGAAGAGATTTCCTGTAAAAATTGGAGGGCCGGCTATGAATATGGCTGGCGCTGATTTTGAGCCTGGTATGTATTTGAAAAAAGGATATGTGATTACAAGTAGAGGTTGTCCTAACAAATGTTGGTTTTGTTCTGTTTGGAGACGTGAGGGCTCTAAAATAAGAGAATTGCCAATACGAGAAGGCTGGAATGTTTTGGATGATAATATATTAGCTTGCTCTGAAAAACATGTGCGTAAAGTATTCAAAATGTTACATTCACAGAAAAATCCGGTTGAATTTACAGGGGGTTTGGAAGCTGCAAGATTGCAAGATTGGCATGTAGATTTGTTAGCTGATTTGAAGCCAAAGCAAATGTTTTTTGCTTATGATACTCCAGATGATTATGAGCCTCTTGTTATGTCTGGCAAAAAATTATTGGAAATTTTTCCATTAAGCAGTCGTAGACTTAGAGCTTATGTTTTAATAGGATACCCAAAGGATACTTTTGAGAAAGCTGAAATACGATTGCGTCAGAGTTGGAAAGCAGGATTTTTTCCAATGGCTATGTTATGGAGAGATGAGAGTGGTGAGATGAATACAGAATGGCGTAAATTTCAGAGATTGTGGGCTAGACCAGCCATAACGATAAATTTACTAAAAAATGTTGGTGGTTGGAGAAAACAACGATGAACCTGCACAAAGAAGTAGAATTCGACAAAGAAAAAATAGAAAAAGTTTAGGGGACTCGGAATTTTGATGTATCATGTAGAGAGCATGTGAGTTGTACTTATTGTAAACATCATAACGCCCACGCCAACATGTTGCGTGAAATTACTGCCAATGAACAGTTAAGAGAGTATATGAAGGAAGCTTAGAGATGAGTAAGAAAAAAGCGAGTACCAAAAACACTGTTGCTGTTACTCCTAATCCTGCTGTTCTAATCAATCAATTGCAAACGGCTGCATTCAATAGTTTGTTACGAAGACGTGATTTGATTCAAACTTTGCTGAGTCCTGGACATGACATCAATTCGGAATGTGGGTATCCTGATTCTATTTCCAAACAGAACTATAGGGAGATGTATGAAAGAACAGGGATTGCAACGAGAGTTGTAGAGATTTGGCCCGAAGAGAGCTGGACTCAGACTCCTGATGTTTATGAGAAGGAGGAACCTGGGAAAACAGCATTTGAAATTGAGTGGGAGGAATTAGAAAAGAAGTTGCAATTGTTTCATTATATGAACCGAATTGATATTTTGTCGGGTATTGGTCAGTTTGGTTTGTTGTTGTTTGGTATTGGAGATGGTGATGATCTGAGTAAACCGGTCAAAGGCATTGATTCTAAGACAGGCGAAGCGTCAAAAAAGAACAAGTACCCTCTTCTCTATCTACGCGCTTACGACGAGTCTATTGTTGAGATTAAGGATAAAGAAGGGGATGTGAAGAGCCCGAGATACGGATTCCCAACGATGTACGAAATTATGCAGGAAGATACAAGTGTTGGAGGATCTTCGATATCGCGGAGAATGGTACATTGGACCAGAGTGTTACACGTAGCTGATAATAGAGTGAGCAGTGAGGTTTATGGAACCCCGCGAATGAAACGTGTCTATAACTGCTTGCTTGATTTGAGAAAGATATTGGGTGGGAGTGGTGAGATGTTCTGGAGAGGTGGGTTCCCTGGCATGGCATTTGAACTAGGGGGTGATGCGGGGTTGCAGGAAGTTAGCACAGCGACGAAAACAGCGATGCAGGAAAATATCGATGACTATTTTGCTGGATTGGATAGATCGTTGTTGCTTGAGAATGTTGAAGTGAAAGAACTGAAGCCGCAAGTTGCAGATCCATCAGGACACATTGAAATGCAGTTGAAAGCAGTTTCGTTGTCTCTCGGGGTCCCGACTAGAGTATTTATGGGTGCGGAGCAAGCTAAGATTGCTTCTACACAGGATAAGAGAACGTGGAATGAAAGAGTGATGAAGCGTCAGAACAAATACCTAACTCCACTCCTCATTCGTCCTCTCATTGACAGATTGATTGCATATGGGAGTTTGGCAGAGCCTAAAGAATATTTTGTGGAATGGCCGGATCGTGAAGCAATCACAGATAAGGACGTTGCAGATGTGGCAGTGAAGGAAGTTGATGCAATGGCTAAATATGTGAGTGGGAATGTGGCTGCGATTATGGCTCCTAAGGACTTCTACGTTTCTATTTTGAAGAAGAGCGTGGAGGAAGCAGTTGCGTTTGAAGAGGGTGTTGGAGAGATGGAGGAAGAGTTAGTGAGTGATGTGTTAGGGACTGAAGAAGGGGATGAAATGACGAGTGAGGAGAAAGATCAGATTGATGATGATTTGCGAAAAGATGAAGATAAGGAACTTGAGGTCCCAAAGAGTATGGGATAAATTATGATGAATATCATAGATTTCAATCGAAGGATTATGACTCAGTATTTGCACATCATGCTTCCATTAGAATTTGTGAGTGATATGGGTTTTGTGATTGGTGATGCTGCGTCTGTGATTGCAGACACATATTCGCAACCTAGCATATTCATATTTCATCACGTTAAAAATAATGAAGCTGTGTTTCATCCAATACAAAGTTTAAATTGATTGGAGTGAAATGGAAGATGAATATAGTCGCGGGAAACCGTCTAATATACTTCCAGGGCAAGTGTATGGATGGTGTGTTAGTAAAGCGTCTAATTATGAAGGTTGGGGATTTTTGTATTGGAAGATCCTTTATAGATTTCATGTGATAAAATGTGATGCGAAAGCAAAAGTACGAATGTACTTTGCTGGATTTTGCTCAATGGGTAGAGGGAGACATTGGGATAGACGTTCTCGTTATGGAGAAAAGTAATGAAAACGAAACGAAGCATCGACCCTTCGCAGACCTATCTTCTGCGAAGGCAGTTTATAGCAAGTATGAATAAGAGGTTTAATATTGTGAAGTCAGCTCTTCGAGAGTTTTTTACTGGAGATATGGAAGAATTCACAATTGCTACGAATGCAGCTAAAATCACAATGTTTCGTGCATGGTTGAAAGGGCAGGTAGAGAATAGTGTATTAGCTATGACAAATGGTGTTGATAGTAGGTCGTGGACGAGTGTATATGTGACGAACGCTTATCATAAAGGGTTGGTTAGATCATATGGAGATGTGAATAAAGCTGGGAAGGTATTGAGTGGTGTGAATTGGTTTGGCGGCGCACAAAATCAATTTCTCAAAGATGTATCACGAATGACCCCCATTATCTCGCAAATTGAATTGTTAGAGATGCGAGTTGTGAATTTGTTGCAGGGGGTTGCAGATGATATGATGAATAAGA